TTGCAATGTCTTCTGGATCGATCTGTCTCTCTTTACATACATCTAATATCGTATCGAGGTAACTAGATCTCTTCTCAACTACCAATCGTTCTATAAGTTCGCTAAACGATTTTTTGGTGTACATGCCTTCGGGTTGCTCTGACATTTTTCATTCACTTTATAATATATGTGGCTACCGATAGAGGTTATCTTCTCTAACGAGTGCCAACCTGGGTTAACGTAATGCGCATGATAAAACGTTGCGCCCTGTGTGACGTCTACCTTTTGCTGATAGTACATCGTCAGTGCCTTCTTCACAGATGTCAATGATTCTTGCCATCCTGCTGCTTCATAGTTGGGTATTGCACCCATCAATTTTCTGTCACATGTCCACGAGAATTGACACGTGGTCTTATGAGTCTCTTCGTTCCTGTTCTTTTGATATACGACCTCACATGTATCTTTTGGGAACTTAGGATCTTTCAAGCGATTTAGTACTACGTGTGTTACGGCGATCTGAGACATCTGTGAATCGCCTTTCGCTTCATAATATGCATTTCTTGTTAAACAGTATACATCTTGCTCATTTAGTGGTATCGGATTAATTGTTGCCGATAGCCACGTTGTGATCGCGACTAATATGTCTGTCATTTATTTACCTTTAAAATTATCGTATCTTCGTTGATCCGTCCATTAGGTTCTTTAGGTTTCGTTGTGAGCGAAGCAAAAGATTTGGCTGCTTTCGTTTTTGAAGACGACAGCACCTCTGATAACATTTCTTCAGGTTTTCGCAGTGTGCGAGATTGGGATTCTGTAGTGTTGAACTTAGTAAGGGAAGTGCCCTTGATTTCAAACCCAAGACCTGACTCAGCGATAAATCGTGTAAGTGTTTTGTACTTAACGTTGTAAGTCCATAACTCTGTAGCACCAATTATCAGAGACGGATTGATCGAAACTAGTTTATGCTCGGGCGACTCCTTTAAGTATTTGAGTTTCGAGATTTGTTTCTCGACCGATACGGGTTTTTTTGTACGGGTTTTGCGAACCGTTTTAGTGTTAGTCCCAAAGCGCTGAGCGTCCGCAATAATACCCTCGAACCATGCTATAAATTCCTTCTTACGTTTTGGCGTAAGATGTGAATAACCCTCAACTAACTGAGGATCTATCTTATCTATACTCCCTTGCATCTCGTCTCGATGCTTTTCCGCCCACGATATGACAAACTTAGCTCCCTGGGAAGGTAAAATAGCTGCTTTCATAGCCTCGTATACGTCAATCGACGGAGAATTGCCACGAATCCATTCATCGAGCATATCCTCAAGATCACCCAACACAGTCTCATTGACTTTATTTTTAATACGATCTTGTATGTTAATGACTGGTGCTTTAGCAGCTTTTACTTCTTCTTTGAGATCCTCTTCGACTTTAACTTTACCTAATCGAAGCATGTCATCAATATATTTTCTTATCTTGACAAACTCATCATCGCGAAGATCAAGGCCACGGCTACGCATCCGCAAAAGACTTCCAAGTGTGTTTGTACAAGCCCAATCAGGCGATACGCGTAGTAAGTCAAGTGACTCTTTATCGAAGTGTAAGTCGTCTTTAGCATATTTGATTACATCCTTTTTAAAGTGTGATGCCCAATTAAAATAATTATAAAAGTGAAAAGCTTTAGCCATCTGCACGACACGGTCAGATTCATCTTTGAATACCACTCCAGTAAACGATGGTTCGGGACCAGTATATTTTTCGTCCAATGACAGTGCATTGGTTACGCGTTTCTTTGGTGGTTTGAATGTCTTACCGTTGATCTTGACAGTGGCCATAGAAATCCTCTCACATTAATAATTATTATACACCAACGAGATACTATTGTACATGCTTAACGTCAGCAATGGTGAATGATCTCCAACCTTGTTTATCTGTGTCAAAAACTGCAAGTGTGTTATCGTTTCGTGCAGTCGTACTAGAATTTTTTGGTCGATGCTCTGTTGGAATACTTGATTCGTTCAGCGTACAATTCATCGTACGCTCTGTGCCATCCTTTTTTGTGAAGATGACAGTGATGATTTGGTTTTGTGCTAGTTCTTTAATCTGTTCGCGTGTGTACTGTGTCATGTTGTTTCCTAAAATAGATCGTACCATTATCGTTAATGGTAACTGTAAACTTATCACCTTCTTTGACTTGAAGACTTGTTGCTTTTAACTCGCTATCCATTTGAATGGATCCATCTGGCAATAACGTAAAAAAATAATCACAAAAGATCATGATTTAAATCTCCAAAAGATAAAAGCCGCTTACTCTATGCGGCAACCTATTTAGCCAGACTCTCCCGAGTGTGGTGGTTAGAAGTTAGAAGTTAGACTTAGTGATTAGTCTAACGTGTTACGCATTGATCCGAGACCGAACTCGCTGCGCAACGAATGTACATCTTCGTATGACACTGAGTCATCGAATCCACCTGTACCGATATCGCTATCTTCTTTAGCAGACTTAGCAACTTTTGTCACTACTGCTTTTGGTGCTTTCTGTGGTGTAGTATTTACACGACCAACAGAAGCTTTAGTTGATTTGATCTTAGGTTGCTTTGACTTAACGATGCTTGCTGCATTCGCTTCAGGTGTACCTTTGATCAATGCACCTTTCGTAGGCATTTTATATACGCCTTTCGACACTTTGTTAGTGAAGAAGTAGAAAGGATAGTCATTGCCATTACGAGGATTTAGACCAAGTTGACGCATGACTTTTACTGCGTCTTTCCACAAGAATGTGGAACCAGACTTTACTTGAGGGAATTCTGAATAGAATTTATCCTCGAACTTTTTTACAAATGCTGCGTCATAGACGCGTGCTTTACGACCCATAATAAATTACTCCATATCAATGTTAAATTTAAACCCGCTGCCAACTGCAGAGAATTCTGCACGTTGACATATACCATTATACCCCATTTTTCTT